CTTTCACTATTCCTTTTTCTGAGACTACAATTCGAACATATACCTTACCTTCTGCATGTGACTCTTTGGGGTAAACAAGGTTCTTATAGATGAATTTGTTTATAGCCGATTCTCCTCCCTTATATTCCGGCATTTTCTCAATAAAACAATCTATAGTAGTATCATTTACTTGTTTGAGCTCATTGATACCTAGACAAGAGGTATTTGCTCTTATGCCTGTGATACAGATTGATAAGAGAGCTATAGTTAACAAGTATTTTTTCATGGATCCTAATTTAAGTTTTACGAGAATGGATGACTACTAATCTCGCAATCAATCTTTAATCCTTTTTGATCTATTGCTTTCTCAAATATTTCGACACCCTCTGTTTTGGGGTAAGCATTAGACGAACCGCATATTTCTTTCAAAATCCATTGATTTATTCAGAGGACTCTCAAAAATACACATAGGGATTACCGCATGCTTACAATTAATTGCTAGTTCTTATTCCACAGTTCTATCAAATAGTTCTCATAATTTTTTTCATTGAACTTAGCTACTTGCTCATATTGCTTTTTTTGAGTATCCAACCATAATTTTTCATTACTGAGAAGTTCTATAAGTTTTTGTTCTATTATATCTAATTTAGATGAATCAACAATAAAATCAGATTCAATAAAATCAGCAATTCCAGATTTTTTATCAAAAATCACAGGTACTCCTGCTTGCATAGCTTCAAATACAATCATTCCAAAAGGTTCATATCTTGAAGGGACAACAATAACAGAAAGATTTTCAAAAATATCAAATCTTTTAAACCAATCTTTATATTCTTGAAAAGAAACAAATCGATCAGATTTCACAAAATCTTCTTCGTATTTCCTTAAACCTGCAGCTAAGACTATATAGTATTCTTCTTTATTTGTTTTAATTAAGTGACTTGGAGTATATGAGAACTTGAAATCTAATGAACTTAAATCATCTCTGCTTAACGGGGTTGCTTCAAATCCAATATTGATTATATCAAGGGCTATTTCTTCAATTTTATATTTTGTATATTCTCCCTTATATCTATATTTTTTTATTGGAAAATCAACATAATCAACTGAAATAATACTCACAAATTCAATTCGACGTTTTGTATTTGGCTCAATTATTTCAGAATTATTATTACCTAATATTGTATGTGTCTTTGTAGCCTTTTGCTTTAAATAATTTACATATCTATCTTCGCCAGTCCCATACATTACAAAACTAAAATTACTTTTCTTTTCGTGAAATCTTTCAGCAATATCAATAAAAATGTCTGAACCTTTCTGCCATGTTAGCCGACCAGCAAAGCCAATTTTCTTACTATTAAATGACCCTAATTCAAATAAATTGAATTTATTTTTTGAAAAGCAATTTGGGATTATATTAATTTTTTTTATATCAGCACAATAATCTTTAATTAATTTTTTTTGTGTCTTACTACTTGGTGCGGCTATCGAATAAGAGTTCTCGCATGCTTGTTTTTCAATTAGAGCAATTGCCTTATCTATTTTTTTGTTTCTATCTGATTCAAGAGAATGAAAGTGAGCTATCCATTTTTTATTGAATTCATTTGACAAAAAAGATGCAGTGGAGAAGGTAACCCAATCATGCGCATGAATAATATCAAATTCGATATTTAGTTCACATATTGTTTTATATACAGCACTAGTGTATTCACTAATTTTTTTTCTGTCAAAAGTTGAATACGGATTTAGACCTTTTGTTTCTTGTGTTCCAGTTCTAGTTCTTGAATAAGAACTAATATCACTAAGCGATTGATTTATGGGAATAACATTTATATCTATCCCAAAAATTTCTAGTTGGAGTTCTTCTTTTGAAATAGGCGCCATTATAATTAAATTTGCTCCTTTTCTTCTTGTATTAATAATTTGATGGTAGACAGCTGTCCATAATCCCCCTTTCACATAAGGCGGGAATTCACTTAATAGAATCAATACTTTTTTTCCAGTTGGTTCAGGATAGTAATTTAATTCGAGATAACTAGTTATATCCTTCGACAAGTTTTTGATACTCCATTTGTTTTTAATCAATTCCCAATTAATATTATATTTGGTTAAAGAGACATTAGAAAGATTTGCACCATCTAAATTTAGCTCCTCTACCTTGATATTGTTTAATATTGAACAGCTTAAGTTTGTATTCTTAAAGTTGCTAAAAGATAAATCTGCATATTCTAAATTAGCTCCTTCCATGTTGACTCCCATAAAATCACAAGCTTTTAATATTGCTCCACGAAAATCGGTATTTGATAAACAAGTATTTGTAAAATCTGTTCTGTTTTTGAAATCTGAAAAAAAACAAGCATCTCTAAAATCAAAACCAGATAAATCAATTATATTATTTGCCCTTGAAAACTTAATTTGACTTTTATTTATTCTAAAACCTTGCCATGAAACTTGTCGAAGTACTTCTGGAATTTTTTCGAGTGCCGAAATGAATACATTTATAAAAGCCTCTTCAACTATTTTGCTTTTTTCTATACGACCAATTGAGCTAAGAGTTAATGCTACTCTATCATGAAATTCAATTTTATCTGATTCAAGAAATTGTATTAAACCAGTGATGCTTGCAGAACTAATGTGTATATCACTAGTAAAAACGCCCTCAAATAAATTTGAAAATAATTGAGAATTTTTATCTGAATTTTCTTTTTTTCGGTTAGATAGGTATTGATTAAATGCAATCCAACCACCAATGGATGCAACTATTATACTAATTGCAGCACCAAAATTTGTAAAGAATAGCTGCCAAAATAATGTTTTTTTTTCGTTTTCAATTTTGAGAGTTATAATTTCTTGTCTCAATTTTTCTTCTGGTATTTGTGCTGAATTAATATTTTCACTTTGTTTATATATCTTTTCAGATTCCTGTCTAAACTCAAAAGTCATCCACATTTGAGTCAATAGAATAAAGATAATTAGTGTGACGAAAATTACTATCGATACTTTAAGATTCCTCATTTTGATTTTATTTGAGTTAATATACTGATTACTTTGTGCTTACACTATCAAAGAAGATGTTTTTCTTACTCTATTTGTTAATGTTCTACTATTATTGATGTTGCCAACACCGACTATTGGCATTTGTAGTCATGCGTCTGCATCTTTTCCCAGACTTGGTAAATGCAGAACACTGAACTGTATTCCTTTTTGATACGCGGTGCTTAGTATGGTGTTTTACATGCTTCCTTACAACTGAGGTAGGAGGGTCACATACACTGCATGCATCATATCCTTGGGAAAGTGCTTCAGATAAAGAGATTGCTATCTGGCTTCTGCTTAAATATCTGCAACCGTCAGAATGATATTTTGAACCTGTTCTAGTTACATAAACAGTCTGAGCTATTATGCTTACAGTAGTAAGTATGAAGGCTAGAAATAGTATTGACGTCTTTTTCATAGTAGATATCGGGTTGATAGGTTATTCTTTCTTAGTAGGAGATACAACTGTGGGTTTTGCCTCTCTCAATTCTTTAGCCTTTTCTATAATTTTTTTACGTTGAGCTTCATATGATTCAATCTTTTCTTGTATAACTGAATAGTTGGGAAGTTTTTTTATTTCTTCAATTGGGGATTCTGCGAGGTTATCTAATTGTCTTGCTTTATTTGTTTTGTAATCAATTTTAATTAGCTCTCGTCTATCCCCCCCGTTATTTACAAATGTTATAATCTCATTCATTTTTGATATATTAACGGTGAGATTACCTATGGCTCCATAGCATGAACCAAAATCTCCTAATTCTAGGTAATTTTTTGCAGAAATCACAAAAAAACAATATGATGATAACAACTGAGACTGTCCTAATGCTAAAGCGTTTGCAAAACTGATTTTTGCATCAAAGATTTTATTTTGTTTTTCTCTTTTGTTTTTCTCTACTTCTAACTTTTTTTCCTGTACTTCTGTTGTAATTTTAAGTTCATCATTTAATTCACGAATTTCCTTTAACTCACCTCTTACTTGCATAGAACTAAAGATCTGCCAACCAACCATAACGGTTGCACATACTCCAATCAATGTAGCCATTGTTCCTATGACAGCATCATTTGTAAATTTGAATGGTTCTATTCTAACTCCAAAAATGCAAAGTGTAGCGATTGAGACTAATATTGAAATTAGTGACAGCCAACAGAGGATTGTATGAATGTTATTTTTCATCTTGCTTTATTTGTATAACTATATTAGTAATAGATTTAAGTCGGCTAATTATCCTCTATATGGAACTTCTGAATCTTCAATATCGACATTTTCATATCCATTATTATCAAGAAAAAATCGAACGGATTCTTTTATCCATTTCCTATTAGCAACTGGCCCAATTATGACTTTAGATATTGGTAATTTCACTTGCTTATTTTCTGGAATTAAATCCTGCGAATTAAAATATGGAACAATCATATTACTATTGGGAACTCTGTATTTAATAATTGGTTTCAAAGTTGAATTAGAATGATCATCATAATAAACTAATCTTATTTCCTCTTCTGATTTAAAACTTTCATTTTTAAAGAATGGATAATAAATATTAATGACCTTTACAAAATTATCAATAAAATTATCTTCATTTATCTCTTTAAGTCCGATAGTTTTTAAGGTGTTATTTATTTCTAATTCTCTGGTTTCTAAATTAGAACTTAATTCGTTTATTGCTTCAATAGCTGCCCCGCCAACTGTAGAAAATAAAAAAGGAAAAGCAAGGGCTGAAACTGTTGCAACTCCGATCCCAAACTCTAAAAAAGATTTCTTAATTGAATTATCATTTCTTTTTAATAATGTTTTAAAAGAATTAACGAACTCATTCTTTATGCGATCTTCATAAATTACTTTTTTCAAAATGAGTCCTTTTCCATCTTTTTGCAACAAATTAAAATAATTATCATTGTTCTTTATGCATAATTCAATACATATGCCATTACCATTTTGAGAGTAACTTCTCCATTGCTCAAGAGAATCTTTAGCTTTGCTGAATGAACATACGTAATAATCATTATTATATGCATCTATTTTATCTTTTGTTTGTTGAATTTCCTCTTTAGATAAAGATAAATTAGAACTGTTAACAATTGTATCTATAAAATCCAATGCAATTTTTTTCCCATTTTCTATTTCCTGAGCATCATTTAAAAATCGTGCATTCGACAACCAAAGCCCATTTGTATAATTTGATGTTTGCACAATGTTTTTAAATGCGTCTAAATTCGTATAGTGATAAATATAATCAAATTGCGCAAAGAAAATGCTTTTTAATTCTGGTGAGAGTTCAATTTTATCACGAAATATTTTATCAAGTGCTTCAAATGCTTTGTTCATGATATTATATTATTTATCCTCTAAAAATCATTTCCCTAATCTTCTCTACAGTATCGTATTTCTCAAAGTCAATAGAATAATTACCTTTGAGAGTATCAAGTCTTTTTGCATACATATTGACCAGCTTTGCATATTCTAATTCAAAATCTTTGCCATCATACTTCATATATTGTTCGTACACATCAGAGATAAAGCACTTAAAATAGATTTCATAAGCCTTGTCATAGTTTCCAGCAAGTGTTTCTATTTTGGCAGCATCCCAACTAGAGTTATTACCTTCTTGAGCTATCTCTTTGATCTTCTTCACATCATTTGTCATTCCCCAGACTTTGAAAAAGAGGATTATTTGGAGTATCCCAAATACAATTAGTATTACTGATAAGAATTCGTACATAGTGTTAAGGTTCTATTATCCAATTATTATATATTGTCTTATATCTCAGAAAAAATGAACTAAACATATTAGTTATTCATCATATCAATTGTTGAGTCTAATAACGTTTGATATTTATCATCCCACTCTCTCCAAAAGGACCTTTTTGAATCAGATATTTTGATTAATCTGGCTTTATTTTTGAAGTATAATTTGTTTATATTAAAAGCATTTAAATTTGTGTTGTCAGGAGTTTCTGCAACAGAAAAGATAGTTTGAGTATCATTAGGTGCATTATTACTAATAAAGTCAATAATTTCTTTTTTATTGTTAGAGTCTATGTCTTCTTTAAAAATAGCATCTAGCATAAATGGAAATCTATGAATAGCTTTATTAGAGGAAATAATAGCATTAAAAGCAAAATAATAAGCTAACATTGTTTTGTGTAATTCAACTCCTTGATATGGGAAAAAAGAAATCCTATATAAATTAAGATATCTATCTTCTGCCATAGCCTTAACTCCAAGAATATTGCAATATCTTTGAAATTGTTTTCTAAAATCACCTTCTATTGATCGACGATCTATTTTTATTTGCTCGTCAGTTTTATATTTTTTAAGATCTGAATTAACCCTATCTATATCTTCATTTATTAAAGCTTTCTTTTTATTAATGTCATTGATCATTTGAGTATTAACTTTATTTGTAAGCCATTTTTCAAATGTTAGATTCTTGGATTTATGTTTTTGAATAATAGCATATTGCTCTTTAATATCATTAGTGATTTCTTTTGACTTTTTTTCCAAAGAATCAATTTCTGATGCTAATTTATTGATTTTACCATCTATATCATCCAATTCATTATTTGTATCATTAATTTCTTGATGATATTTATATGCTGCACTTAAATTAGTAGGCAAGGATTGCTTGCATATAGGACATTCTTTATCCTCAATGGGATTTTGTGAAATTTGATTATTTCTAATTTTGTGAAGAAATGCTTTTCTAACCCTAAGAAAACTAAATTTATTAACCTTTTTAAGGAGCTCTTGCTCGATTTTAATAAATTCTGATTCTTTAGCTCTATAAATTTCATAATATTCTGTAGCTTTATCTGTTAAAGTTTCATCTTCAAGCAAAGTTGTTAGAACGTCTGAATCACTTGTTATTAAATTATTTAGTATATTTTTTTGTGTTTCACACTCTTTTAATTCATTTTTTAATCTTAATAGTTCTGAGATATCTTGATTATTTACTATTCCTAAGTAATAATCAAGATAATCTTCTTTAAAATTCTTGTAAAAGTCTAAATTCCCAAAAGATTTTCTTATTGATACCCATCCTGTTGATTGAGCAATATAATATGGTAAGAAAATAGTTTCAATAGGAGCCGATGTATATGAAGCATTTGCAGAAAGAAGCGATAAATTAAAAGAAAATAATTGATGATAGTATTCTTTTAACTTTATATGCTCACTACTACCATCTCCATTGATACCCCAAAAAGAAAATACAGGCTTAGAACCAACCTTTATATAGATCTGTCCACTACAACGAATTATTATTAAGGGTGAAGTAATATTTTTATCTGTAATAGTGCATTCAAGCCTAAAAATATTATCTTTATCGTAAATTTCATTTAGATATTTTGCGACATCATTTATCCCGAATGTATACAATATGCATTGTATCAATGTACTTTTTCCAGAAGTATTTGCTCCATGGATGATATTGATTGTATCACCGAACTCACAATAAAAATATTTATTTAAAGATGAATTTACTGCAAAAAAATTCTTATACTTAAGTATTACATGTTCCATATTTATTCGGTTTTTTCATTATTTACAACATGATATGCTGCAAACAAGATTGCCTTCAATTGAATCTCTGAGATTTTTAGTTGATATTCTTGCTTATACAAATCTAATGCTTTATTTACGAAGTCAGGTACAGTATAAGATTTTTTGATAATATCTTTATTCTGAAAGACAAACTGCAAAATTTTTTGATGATATGCTTGATGGATATCTTTGAAGCAATCAAAGCTATCAATAAACCAAGTCTGAAATTGCATTTGATCGTATAAGGTTAATTGAAGCTCATTCGCTATATCTTTCTTTTGATTTCTCCATTCCTCTATTGCCATAGATTTCTCTGTGATTATTTTCATTGCTTCGCTTATTTCAGATGAAGAAATTCTTTTGTCGGTATTTGATAAGCAGGCTTCTCCTCCTTGATTTAATCTTAGTTCTATCCCCTTAAACATCAGCAAAAGGGTGTCAACCGCTGCTGTAGGATCAGATATCTTAGAACCAAATAAAGTAATTATTTTGCCTATTAGGGCATTTTTTTGCTCTTTAGCAGTTTTATTTAGATCTATCCAAAAGAAATAAATATTATTAAGCTCTGCGAGATATGATTGAGCTTCAAATCGACTATTTATATCAGCTTTATCATGTGGCGATAATTCTTTAAACCATTTTTTTGCTTTGCTATTTAGCCTTTTGGAATTATCTGGATTCTCTATCACTTTATATTCTTCTAAAATGAATTCATCTTTTAAGTACTCTTTTATTTTTAATTTGTCTTCTTCTTTTAAATCTTTGTAACTAATCAGACTATTAGAATCGTTAACATACGATTGAGCAAAGTTAATGAATGCGTTAGTTATAAAGTATTGATTGTATATAATTTCATTTGATTTGTCAATAGAATTATCATTTTTAATTGTGTAACATTTATTACACATTGAAATTATTACTTCTTTCAAATCAGATACATTCCAATCACTGTTACTTTTTTTTGCTTGATATAACTTAATAAACGATGCGATTTTGTCACTATTTAGAAAACAAAACAAAAAATCTTCATGGTGTTCAAAGTAAATATAATAGTCTTGTAGACTTAAGTTATTGTAGTCATCGAGTATTAAATATAAAGCACAATGTTTTTGGAATTCAAATCCCGTAGAAGCATATACTCCTGAGTTTAATCCTTTATTTTGTTTTTCTTCCATAAAATTAATTGATTACATTAATTTATAGCTGAAATAGGTTAATAGCAAAAGGTTTTTGTCTTCCATAGTATTTTCCTTTTTATAGTTTCTTCATGCACCCCAAGACCTTAAACACTCTCATTATTACTGATTCTGGAATATCTTGTGGAGCATATTCCTCACTTTTGTTTGTAGGAACAAGTTTTAAGTATCCTTCTTTCTTTGATGCGGTTACTCTTTTAATAGTTCTATGCTCTTTAGTTACAATTGCATAAACTTCACCATAAGGTAGGAATGTTTTCCAATCTTTGACCTCTTTCAATGCTATAATGTCTCCATGAGTTATTTCTGGCTCCATAGAATGACCAGTAATATTGCACCAACAATCAGCATCATTATATTTTTTGAAGTCTATAAGATAAGTAGGAACAGTTGTTTGATCATTGAAGATAATATTGAAGCCTCCTATAAAGTCTACCTCATAATATGGTACTCCTGTTGTACTACTGATAATAGGGCTATCTTTCTTTTCGAAATAATTTATAATAATTTCCGCATTTGCAAGTGTCGGTTTTGTCTTTCCACTTTTATAATTCCCTATAGATGCTTCGGTTATTTTAGTACCCTGCCAAATTTTATAAGCTGACAAATCAGTTTCCTGAACATACTTTACTGCTTTTTGTATTTTTTCTTCTTTATCAGTCATAATACTAAAATATTATAGTGTTTTATCAAATTTATTTTTGTTCAATTATAATAGATGAAGCTTAATTTGAACTTATATGCATATAATAAGGTGTAAATAAGGCATATGGTTAAATAATGTTATATACTATAATATTATAGTATTAAAATAACATATACTAAAATATTATAGTATATTTGCATCATCAAAATGTTACAACGTATCAACACAACAAAAGTAGTCGATACAATCGAGAAACGCAATAGTATAGATATATTATTTTAATAGACACGATAATGAAAAAGTACAATTTATCTCAGATTATGAAATCAGCTCACAGAGCTTATAGAAGAGAAAACGGTGAAATATCATTTAGTGATTGCCTGAAAAAAGCTTGGCGTTTTGCTAAGATGCAGGTTAGCGTATCAAACATTGATAAAGCTTGCAAAGAGTCTATCAGAACTAAGAATAGAGAGTTTAGAGCTAATAGAGCAGAATCAACACCTAGCAAACTTTATAATGATTTAAATATACCTCAGACTGCATACTATTCAGGCAGCAAAGGACGTTTCAGTTCACATTTCTGCAATGATTAAAATATGGGACACCCATAATATAAGATATTAAACAGAAATAAAATCGAGGAAAAACAACAGGTTGTGCGAACGTAGAGAATATTTCGCATAGTCACTATGACAAAGCTCTTTGATGTATTGAAAAACTTTTTTCGGTGTAATTCATAAGCCGTTTAAAAGCTACAAAGATAAATCGATAAATGTAGGTATAGCAGGGATGCCGAGACTACTTGCTGGTTATCGAGAGTTAGTAAAAGTAAAAAAGCATCCGATATAGTCTTTATCGGTATAAAGTATGTAGGGTAGGCGACTACACGTGCTTTAAAAAATAGCCCTGTACGGTCTTTGAATCTACCTTTTGATAGGATACAGGGCACAAACTTTAATATACACGATTATGAAAGCAAAATGGATTGTTGCCATCTGGGTGATAAGTTTCGTCGGGATGGCTATTTCAGCAGTTATCGGTTGGATACCTTTTATTACTTGTTTTTTAGTGTTTGCAAGGACTTCTATTTATATGTGCAAACACGAGAAAAGACTTATTAAAGAACTTAAACTAGATGACTAAATGAGTACAACTAATAGAATTACAGTTGCCAGAAATTCAATAAAAAGGGCAATAATAAATTTGCAAAGTCAGATCTCAACAGATAAAGAAAGCTACGAAGTTGAGATAAACGACAATGTAACTATCTATCTTGATACTACGGTAGGCGGATGCGATTATGATACTATTGAAATATCAGAATTGACCGTTTTAAAAGACTCAGAAAGAGGTTGCAGAGACCTTTCAAATATCAGCTCTTTAATTGAAAGCGAAGTTCAAAAGACTATTGATTATGTAAATGCTGAGTCTAAATCTGATTATGAAGATTGGAATGAAAGGCAAGAATACGAATCAATAGGTGGTAGGTTTGCTTACCTCTCTTATTAATTAAAGATATGGAAATATGATAAAGAAAATACATGCTTGCATTAGAAGACGTCGTAATAGAAGAATCTTTCTTCGTATTTATTTTTCTTATCTGAATAATCCAAATTGCAGGCATGGTGATGCACTTTCTTATGCCACCATTGATTTTAAAGCAATAAAAAGATATATTCTCAAATAGATAAAACCACCCGCAAAAAGCAGCCTCACATCTACAATAACGGTGCTAAATTAGGCATGATAAAGCAAAGCTATGTAGGCGGGTTTAAAACAAATATAACTAAAACTAAATAAAAAGGAGAAATAGCGTTATGAAAAAAAAATCTAAAAAAAGAATAATCCGCAGTTCAATTAAGAAGTGCAGATTAAACAAAAGTGGTATAGTAATAGATAATACTGGATCTATCTATTTTGCGGGTGGATTTATAATACCCCTAAAGCTTTCAGATTAAACAATGACGTGAACGAACATTTGGGACATCTGACGGAAAGAAGCCTATGACTGACCATCTTTCCCCCGAAATTAATACTATCATTCTGAAAGTCATAGGACAGTAAATCGAAAATGTACGGATCTATAAGTTTTTCTTCAGTACATCCGCAATTTGGGCATACTTTGGCAACAGGTAACTTCTGTTGAATCTTTTGCATTTGTTCTTGAGTTAATTCCATTAATTTTAAATTTTAAAATTTGACAATAGCAAAAGTAATAATAAAAAAAATAGAGGGCGTGTCCGCTTTCATAATAATTTTAAAATTTGACACTTTAATCATTATTCTGATGCGCCCTTTATTCAAAACTAACCCGAGATGAGTTTAAATAACATATTACCAATATTAGAACAGATTGCAAAAGAACTTGATTGCAAAGTTAACAACAGAGCTGTTCTCGATGCATTCTTTAAAAACGTAAAATTATGAAAATTGGCGCAAAAGTAAAGACATGGATATCCGATAAGATCGGTACAGTCATAGATTATAACTCAGAAACAAAGATTGTGACAGTAAAATACAAAGGTTCATCTGGATATGATGAACTACCTATATCAATGTGTGAGTTAGTTTAGATTTATTTTTAGATGTGTTTGTTAGGTGTGCTGGTTGTGAAATTGGTGCACCTTTTTTTATTCGGAGAAGTGGCGGAATTGGTAGACGCACGATGAGTACTGGTTGTAATACGGTTCGAAACGTTACTCAAAACAGATTACAGCAAATGCAGGTTCGAATCCTGTCTTCTCCACAAGTAATTTAATCATTATTCTTATGAAAAAGGAAAAGACAATAAAAGAAACAATCCTGAGCGTCAAGAAGGGAAAGACATTGCATATTCCCATGCCCTCAGGTATGAACATTACAGGTTATCGCCAAGAAGCAATCAGGCTTAACCATGAAGCTAGAAAAGACGGTCTTACAACTGGTGTTGCATACACCATTTCTGTAACTAAGAAATCCGGCTACTTATCTATTATTAATAACCTTCAATAATAACTTATTTCACACACGACAATGAAAGTTATTACAGTAAAAGAGAATGTAAAGAACCCGACTCGGGTATTTACAGAACTGAGCCCCGAAAGAGATTATATCGCTCAAATGTTTGGCTCAGGTCTTGAGAAAAAGGAAATAGCAAGAATAACATTCAAAGCTGTTTCAACAGTGAATAACACTCTGCAAAAAGTATTTGAGCAGCTAAGTGTAAGAAACGGGAGAGAGCTGGCAATCAAATTAGCCGAACGATTATCTGGAATGAAAATCTCATTTGATTTTTCACCGGAATTTAGATCGGCTGTTGCTTGCTGTCTGTTATTTGTGTTCATGTTATCTCTGTATGAGGGACATGATAACTGTAGAAGAGGTAGACGAACTAAAATAGAAGAAAGAACAGAGTATGTCAGAAGATGTGATTAAATACGCTATAGAACAAGGCATAAAGCTTGGCATAGCAGCTTACCGCAATGAAGAAAAACAAAAGCGTGCTAATCCCCGCATCTTAATAGTTAAGAGCGAAGCCGAAAAGATGGTAGGGGGACGCATGGTTTTAAAAGCTCTTGAAAAGAGAGGATTTATTTTTCCTTATCAATTTGGCATTGAAGATATGATTGATGAGGATGGTAATCCTTTAAAAAAGATTCAAGGCAGAGTTTATTATAGACTTTGCGAAATAGAAAAAGCCCTTGAGAATGGTAATCTTTTATCATCTATTCGGGTAATGAGAAATCAAATACAATAATCCTTTAATACTTATAATTATGTCACTAATTAGAAAAAGTAACGAATTAGTAATTCCATCTACAGTAAAAATGATGGTTTACGGCCAAGCTGGAATGAGAAAAACTACCACTGCTTTGAGTGCCCCAAAACCTTTGTTATTAGACTTTGATAACGGTGTTAAACGTGTAAATATGTCACACCTAGAGGGTGTTGATATAGTCCAGATCACTACTTGGAATGACGTAAACGAAGTCTTGAAAGAAGATCTTTCTTCATATCAGACTATCGTAGTTGATACAATCGGTAAGATGATGGATTATATTATTTCATTTAAATGTGGTACAAGACAGCCACAGATCAGAGACTGGGGAGGAATAAACTCAGAGTTCTCAGGTTTTGTGCGCAATCTTTCAGAATTGAACAAAAACATAATCTTTGTAGCTCATAGAGACACCCGTAAAGAGGGGGATGATACTGTATTTATCCCAGCTCTGAGAGAGAAATCTTATAATTCGATTGTTACTGAATTGGATTTATTGGGATATATGGAAGCTCGTTCCGAGAATGGACGTGTTAAATGTACTATAACCTTTGATCCTACAAATAGGAATGACGGTAAGAATACATGCAATCTGCCTAGTGTGATGGAAATTCCAACGATATTAGACAGCAGAGGTAATCCAACAGGAAAGAATACTTTTATCACAGACAAGATTATTACTCCTTATGTAACTATGCTCGCAGCAAAGAAAGTAGAAACAGAAAAATATGAAAAGGTTATCTCTGAAATAAAAGATCAAATTGAGCTTATCACTGATGATGTGAGCGCAAATGATTTTGTAGAGAGAATAGACACTTTTGACCATGTAGGCAGTTCTAAAGCAATGGCCGGACAATTGCTAAATGCAAGGGTTAAACAACTTGGTTTAAAGTATAATAAAGAAATACGAAAGTATGAAGCTGCAGCCTAAATCTTCTTTCAAATTTTATGCCACCATCCTTGATTCTTTCTCGGATTATCTCAATAGTGACAGAATCTGGGAGCAATATTGGGGATTCTCAGAAAATCCGCCGCATACGCAGGATGAATTTCATGAAAAGCAATTCAATAGCCTAATTGATAAAATAAACCGTGTGCCTTTTGAAAGCGAAGCAGCTGATAAAGGCACAGCTTTTAATGAGGTTATTGATTGCTTGATTGAGAATAGAAAATCTGATAAGATGATCCTTACATCTGATGTAAACCAAGGGATTATTCAAGCCGATTATAACAAACGACTTTTTATTTTCCCTATAACCTTATGCAAAGAGTTTGCAAACTATTTTAAAGGGGCTCTAACTCAGGTTATGACAGAAGCTATTCTTCCAACCTGTTTTGGTGACGTTCTTCTATATGGGTACATTGATGAACTTATGCCGACTTCTGTACATGATATAAAATCAACAGGGCAGTATTCAGCTTTCAAATTTAAAAATCACTGGCAACATCTTGTTTACCCGTATTGCCTGATGCGAAACGGTAACAATGTACGCTTGTTTGAATATAATATAACTGATTTTAAAAGTACTTATACAGAGAGTTACACTTTTGTACCGGAACGTGATATTCCAATCCTCACAGCTCACTGTGAAGACTTCATCAGGTTCCTTATAGATAATAAAGATCGCATAACAGATAAAAAGATATTTGGATTAGATGATATTCAATCTTAGATCTGATTTTGACAAGCAGAAATTTAAAGATTACTGCAATAAGCTATATTCTGAGGGGTGTGCGGTGGAGCTGACAAAGAAACGGCTCAATCGCACACTTTCACAAAATAGCTATTTACACTTAGTTCTTGGCTGGTTTGCTTGTGAGTATGGATGCTCTTTGGAAGAGGTAAAAGTTGACTATTACAAACGCATTTGTAATAAAGAGCTTTTTGAACGTACAAAGGTCAATAAGCATGGCAAAACAGTAACTTATCTTAGAAGCTCAAAAGATCTGGATACCTCAGAAATGGCCTTGTCAATTACCCGTTTCAGAGATTGGAGTAGTGCCGTAGCTGGTATTTATTTACCCTCAGCAAGTGAGCGTGATTTTCTTCTGTACGTTGAACAGGAAATCGAACTAAACAAAGAATTTATTTAAAACTTAAAAGAATGGTTGAAACTCGTAAAAATGAGGAAAGATATGTAACATCTGATCCTCGCAAAATGCTTAATAAATATCTCTCAAAGAAAGTACTTAAGACATGGACTGAGGACTTTATAGATGAAGATACAGGTGAAACAGTCTCAATAGAAAGGAATGAAATCCTTTTTGAGCGTGGGACTTTTATAGATCAGGATTTGCTTGTTAAGATCCGCTTTTACATGGAAGCCGGAGATATAAAAGAAGTTGAGGTTAGCAATCAGAAACGTATTGCTTTTGAGCAAGAAAGTAACTATCTGCATCCTTATATTGCACAAGCCGAGATTAAGGATAAGAAGCATAAGTTTTTATTTTATTCCAGCACCCTTGATGCGGCTATGCTCATTCTGAAAGACTATATAGAGCTTAATTACTCTTTCGCTTTTACCCTTACAATGATTAAGGAATTTGATACTTGTATCATCCTTACTGATTCTCTGAAAGAACGTAAAATAGATACGTTGGCCCTTGATTTTGAAGAAAACAAAAATCTATCTTTTGAAGAAGAACACGAAGAAAAACCGGATGAAAAGAAATTCTACCAGATTGAGACTAAGATAACATTCAGTGAAGACGGTGAGTATTTCTATACTTTCGTTGTACATACCTTTAACGTTGACAGGGCTATGATGATCATTACTGATTATTTTAATAAAAAGCAGGATGAAAAAGAAGAAGAAGCAAAGAAACATCGTCGTGAGTTTGAAAGACAAGAAATTCATGCTATGGTTGAAGTTGCCAAACCGATACCAATTGGCCGATTTATACCAAAAGAGTTTTCTATGGCTTACGTAGAAAGTATGTAATATCTATTTATAAAATCAATTATTAATTTATCAATGCCGCTATAAAGGTATGCGTGAGGTGAAAGCCCTCTTATTTGATTTATACTTATTATCAGAAACATAGCTCAGTGGTAGAGCGATTCAGTAAGCTAAGCGTAACTTAAAAGATAAATTACTGAATAGGTCGGCTGTTCGAATCAGCCTGTTTCTTCAATGCAATATTGCAGATAATTTAAAACCCCGAAAAGGACGGGCGGTTAGGTTTTATTTATATTTCATTTCTTGGGGACTGAATGGTTAGCAGCTCCAAAAGGAGAAGTGGCGGAGTGACAACGCATCGGCTGTATAGGCTGAAAGGATTAAAACAAGATAATGGTTCCTTCGCGGGTTTGAATCCCGCCTTCTCCACACTCGTGAGAGTATTCATGATAAAATTCATTAGTATTATGTATTTAATTAAGTCCTATATAAAGCGTTATGTGGGCAAGGCTTGGAGAAATCCGAGCCTTTTTTATTTGAAAATTCATTTAGACTATGATATACAAAAGAAAGACTAAGAAAAAGAGTTTGCCTCTTATTGATAAAACGGGCGAAATCGTGAAAAAGAAGCCGGATCTGAAAGCTAAGTTAGACAAAGAATTTAGCCTTTTTATCCGGCTCCGCGATGCAATGCCAAACGGTTATTTTAAATGTATCTCGTGCGGAAAAATAAAACCATTTGAGCAAGCAGATAATGGTCATTATATCAACCGCCAACACATGAATACACGGTTCGATGAGGTCTGTTGCAATGCGCAATGTAGGCACTGTAATCGCTTTATGGAAGGTAATATTCAAAACTACCGTAAAGGTTTGATTGCAAAATATGGCGAACAAAGAGTAATCCTACTTGAAGCCAAACAGGGGATTACACGCAAGTATTCAGATTTTGAGTACGAGCAGCTAATCAAGTATTACAAAGTACTCAACAAGAAACTTAGAAAGGAGAAAGGAATATGATTTTTAAGCTTAGAGATTATCAACAGAAATCATCTGATGCTGCAGTATCATTCTTTAGGACTAGAACAGATAAGAACGCAATTATGGTGTTACCTACAGGATCAGGCAAATCGCTCATAATTGCGGACATTGCCAGTCGGTTAGATGGCCATACTCTTGTATTTCAACCTTCGAAGGAAATTTTAGAGCAAAATTTTAAAAAGTTATGTTCATACGGTATTCTTGATTGCTCTATATACTCTGCATCTTTTAATTCAAAAGAAATTTCAAGAATAACATTTGCCACAATTGGAAGTGTAAGATCACACCCTGAGTTATTTACTCATTTCAAAAATATACTTATTGATGAATGCCATTTGGTTAATCCCAAAGAGGGTATGTATAAGACCTTTCTTTCTCAGTTAAAATGCAAAGTACTTGGATTGACTGCAACACCATACAGATTGAGTTCTTCACAGGATTTTGGGGCTATGCTTAAGTTTATAACACGTACACGACCTAGAATATTCTCAGAAGTTATTTATCAGGTTCAGATAAGTACATTACTTGACATGGGGTATTTATCAAAGCTTAATTACTATTCAATGAATCCGGCCGGATGGGATGAAGGAAATCTTAGATCAAATTCTACTGGTGCAGATTATACAGACAAGTCGGTAGTAAGAGAGTACGAACGAATAGACTTCTACGGATATCTGGTTTCAATTATTCAAAGATTAATGAACCCCAAACAAGGGGGGAAGCGAAAAGGTATTTTAGTCTTTACTCGTTTCCTCAAAGAAGCCGAGCAACTAAGCTGGTCTATACAAGGCTGTGCAATAGTATCGGGTGAAACACCTAAAGCTGAACGTGAAAGAATCCTGAATGATTTTAAATCCGGTGAAATAAAGGTTGTGGCCAATGTTGGGACACTGACAACCGGATTCGACTATCCAGAGTTAGACACTATTGTAATGGCCAGACCTACAATGTCTCTTGCTCTCTGGTACCAGATTGTAGGACGCGCCATAAGACCCCATCCCGATAAAGAATGTGGCTGGATTGTAGATTTGTGCGGTAACATAAAACGTTTTGGAGAGGTTAAAGACTTAAAGCTTGTTGAACCAAAGAAAGGTCAATGGCAGGTTGTAAGTAATGGCAAACAACTAACTAATGTTTATTTCTAATGGATCTACTTAAAACTATTGAATGCTTGCAAAGTGAGAAACAAAGCAAGCATATTAAACCAGATCATGTTTTGATTCCTGAGCTTTTGAATAAAGTAAGATCAGAAGTACTGAATGAGCTTAATTCACTCTATAAAGATGGTAAAATAGGAGTGATCGAAACTCTAAATTCAAAAGCAGTGTACATAAAACCTAAATAATATGGCTAGACCAATAAAACAAGGTCTTGAATACTTTTCATTTGATACAGATTTTTTCTCTGATGTAAAGATCAGAAAGATTGCCAGAGCTTGTGGCGCAAGTTCAACTTCAATACTTATTTGCCTGCTGTGTAATATCTATAAAGATAAAGGGTATTATATTTTGTGGGATGAAGATTTGCCTTTTGTTATTGCTGACACTGTTGGGGTTTCCGAGGGCGCAGTTAAAGAAGTTATTATAAAAGCACTACAAGTTGGTTTTTTCAATCAAGAACTATACGATAGGTACAAAATTCTCACTTCAAATGGTATTCAAAACAGATTTAAAAGTGCTGTTTTAAGACGTGAAGAGATTGAATATATAAAAGAATATTTAGTTTCTGACTGCAAAAATGAAGTTATTGCATGCAATAACCAAGTAAATGACGACAGAAGTACACAAAGTAAAGTAAATAAAATAACAGTAAAGAGAAAGAATAAAGAAAATCCCTCTAAAGAGGGACAAAAGAAAGACGAAGAAAAGCCAAAAGGAAACGATACTGCAAAGAAACTTAACGCAGCTAAAGCTGCTACTCTCTCACGTAAAGATGAATTTTATAAGTCTCTAATCCCGTATATTGAAAAATACCCAAAAGATATGATCCGGTCATTTTTTGACTATTGGTCTGAGATGAATAAAAGTCAAACTAAGATGCGATTTGAAAAACAGCCTACATGGGAAGTCGGCAAACGGCTTGCTACTTGGGCAAATAAAGAAACATTCAATGGAAACAATAAGGGATACTTACCAGAAACTGAAAAGAAATCAGCCGGAATTAAATCAATCAGCTTCGGCGAAAGTTAATGGCGTTGAGGTCAAAATGAACCCAGAGCAGATAGAAGCTTTTTGGAAGCGGGAGTTTATATTGTCTATGCAAGAGATAGAGCCCAGATTTAAGGTTGATTCAAGAAACAGAGAGCTTATTCAAGCATTATACTCTTGGGTATGGAAGCGGA